CATTGTGCTATACTATACTTAACAGATAACAGATAACAGACGCAAGGGCGTCACACAAGAAAAAGGAGAAAGACCTATGAAGAACACATGGAACACCAACGTAACTGTAAACTATGATGAGATTGCTTGGGAAGCAGACGAGGAAAATGTAGAGATACTTTTCAATGCTTACTTCGACATCGTGAGAGACGAATTCGAGAAGTCTCGCCCGGAGATGAAGTCCTATTGGACAACCATGACAACTGTCACAAAAGATGATGGTATGTACGATGACATGGTTAAGACATGGAAAGATAGCAAGAGTCCAAAGGCTTTCAGAAAGATTAAGGAACTGGGCGACTATGTAATGGAACACGTTCTGACCTATGTAATCGGTACTGACCTGTATTCACTCGATTATGAAGACTTCATCAAGAACACATTCGGCACAAACAACGACAGTCGCAAGTTGTCTCTATCAGATAGCGACGGAAAGACCATATATCACGTCATCTGCTCTGACGTAATGAAGATGGTAGGTATGCTGCCTGAAACATCTGATGGCAAGTATGGTTATTATCTCAAAGGCGGCTATGTTACTATAATGGAGATAGCAGAACACCTTAGAGACTATATAAACGAGAAACGTAGAGTAGACCAGATCGCAAAAGATATAATTTGCGCATTTGACTAATGAAAGGTAGGTAATCGATATGATAGGCATAGAAGAAACTTATATTGGATTATTTTTACGAGTTATATGTGAAGGCACAGAATTCAAATTAGGGTATATTTATAATTGTTGTATATATGATGACGATGCTATAATTTTTAGAGCGAAGCGTGATGAGCATTCAACAAAACGATCATACGTCCTAATTGACAAAAAGCTTTTTGATAACATAGCAATCGACAACTTTACGCACGAAGTGTCGTTATATGTAGCGGGTAATTATGAAATAACAATTATTAATAATTCAAACAGTGTAGGAACGTGTGTAAGATATTACATCAACTAACATAATAAGCAAGACCCCCCGTAGAATATACGAGGGTCTTTTATTATGCTTATACCATAGAGCCAAGGTCAAGGAAATAAAGATCGTAGCTATAGTTGTACAGTGTCTGTTTGCAAGTGAACATGTTATTTTCAGCCTTGATAGATATGTTATCGTTTTGAATAATTGAAGTAAGAGACCCGTTTATAATATATCCACGACTATATCTACCCATGATTGCATATAAATGGTCATTATTATATGGTAGAGCGAGTGGTGTTGAGTCTGCTCCTGGAATTTCATGATGAGCGTCTGCGTACTTAACTCCACTAGCTACTTTTGGTATCATTATTCGCGTGTCATCAGTTTGAGATGTTTGAGACCATCTGCATACCAAACTATCAGGTGTTATAAGGCAATGCTTGTTGTCATTATAAATAAAATCACCTTGCGCATATAGGGATCCATCGGTAATCGTCATTATTGAACTACCACATACTGCCAAAAATGAACCATTGATAGGAAACTCCATGAGTGTATTATATTGTGGGTTCTTCATAACATAGTCTTTTTGTTCACCAATTCCGACATAAGGCGTTTTCGACCACACAACACAATTTCCTAGTGTGCCACCACCAACATATCCATAAACAGGTGTTGCAACGTCACCAGTATTAGGTTTTTCGACATGTATTCTACCAATCAGCTTAACATTGTCATCACTAATGTCAAGGTCATTATCATAACTTACTGACTTTACACTGTCATTGATTTTTGTCTGATTTTCATTATTCTTATTATCGATGTCGTTTATCTTCCGGTTTTGTTCATCAATTTTAGGCTGAATGTCATCGACTTTCTTCTCGACATCATCAACGTGTTTATCTGCGTCATCTATCTTTTTATCAATACGATTTTCAGCGTCATCAATGTGCTTTGTAATGTCACCGATTTTGTTATTGACTTCATTCTCGACATCATTAACATGATTTGTAACATCACCAACCTTTTTATCAAGGTCAGCCTGTTTCCTTAAAAGGTCGTCAATCTTTTTAAGATAGTCCTCAATCCGTTTACGAATTTCAAGTTCTTCATTGATTATCCAATCAGTATTAAGTTCGTGAAAATCAGTATATGGGTATTCGTGAAAGTATCTGCCATCTAACATATTACATTTCTCCTAAATCTACAAAATATAACTCGACTATATCGGGGTTTCGTGATCCTGTACTAATCTTAAATGTATTGTCAATATATTCGACTATAACATCCAGACCATCTGTACGCGTCTTTTCGAAAGTTGATGTAAGAACTCCGTTATAAATATAACCTTGTCTTTCTACATAATAAGTATCACCCGAATGATCATATGCGTAATATACATATACATGATTAGGAAGAAGGTTCTGTTTAGTAGTAATCACAGTATCATGAGTAAGGTTTTGAAACTGTTCATATCCCCCATCCCATGTACGGCTATCCGTCTTTGGTAATATAACAGTACACCGATCAGTACCACTTTGTTGATATATATCAAGATTTAGATGTTTATTTGTAACAAGTGCCTTATTACTAAACGGTCCGTATATATGCCCATTAGAACCGAAAGTACCATGATATGTTTTATCAAAACTTGTGAATATGAAGAAACTTCCTGCGCATTGGTACTGTACGACTTTATATCCACTCAAATCCTGATCCGTCAATATCTGTGGATTAGTATTAATAAATGTAAACGGTGAACTAGACCATACCACGCAATTTCCTAATGCACCACTAGGTGTTATGGTGCTTATCTCATTAGATGTAGTTCCATTCGCCTTTGTCACCTTGAGAACGCCCATCTTTTTAGCACTCTTCATCTCTTCGGGTGTCAGTTCGTTCTCATAGTAAGCATTACTTACGCTGTCGTCAACCTGTTCTTTTGTCTCGTTCTGCTTGTTATTGATGTCATCAACCTTATCAGCGTTATCAGCGATTTTCTTATTAAGGTCGTCTGCTTTGTCGCTGATGTCGTCAGCCTTTTTATTGATGTCATTAACAGAATTATCAGCAGTATTCTCGATGTCATTAATTCGAGTATTAGACTGATCGACAAAGTTATCAGCGTTCTGATTGATGGCGTCAGCCTTTGCATTAGCGTCATCTAACTTCTTATTGTCGTTGTTAATGGTATCTTCTACGCCGTCAACTCTTTTGTTTGCATTTTCAGCCGTTGCCTTATCTTCCTTGAGGTCCTTTAATGTAGGGTCAAGGTTAAGTTCGTGCTGTTCGTTATAAGGATAGTTTTCAAAATCACTCATCTTATACCTCTTAATATACTGGGATTATAAGTTCTCTTGCAAAACACTTTGCTATTTCATCATATATGTTCCATCTTGATACGTCAAGTTCATCTCTTAACATCTGCTGCGATGTCGTTACGCCGATGTTACCATATAGATGTCCATCATGCTTAACGTCTGTCTTTTCGTTTCCAATAGTCTTATTAGTACCATCGAACTTGTCAGTATCTTCATTATGTATCTTACGTTCATCGTGTCCCTTATCGACAACCTGCGACTGTGTATGAAGTTCGTCACTATCATAGGGCGTTACGCTTGTCGTATTTGTATTTCCATTATCTGTATTATCAGTGCCGTCTGACAAAGTGTTTCCTTTATTGTGCGTCTCACCATTCAATTCAGACTGTGACTTTGTATTGTCGGTCTGTTTCTCATATCTGTCAAAGTTGTATAGTGGATTATACTCAATGTTCCATGCCTTTATCCATCTTTTGAATGTAGGCTGTAACGAGTCAGATACGGCTTTTACGGCAACCTTGAAAAAGTCTGGGTTCGGATATAGGACTTCAAACTCACCATATCTCAGCAACATATTGTCTATTACGACATTCTTTTCTACTGTTACTGCGATATGATTGCCGTTCTCGTCAGTCTCTATTTCTACCTCCGGCAACGACATAGTATCAAATATCGTGTCATCATAATTATAAAGACCTATCAGCGTTATCTTCGCCGTTGACATCTTCATCACCTCCATCTATCTCTTCGGGCATTCTCAATGAAAAGCTGATGTTCGTACCAAAATGTTTATTAACAACTTCGGCACTGGAATTCAGCGTTTCTACCCACACTCTGACTCTCGCAAGGCTGTCATCTGTCTTGCTCTCTGCCTCTGCTGTCACCATTCGTTCTGCTTTCTGATAAGGAACTGTCTTAATTCCTATTTCAGCGTCAAACATATTGATAATCGTCTGAAAGTCTCTCAAAAGGTCGTCAACTATGTATGATGATTTGAGGTTAGTTCTCTCTATAAAATGAAACGGATCTGTTTTGTCCGTTGTGTCGTTAAGTATTCTCTGGTCGTAAACGATTAGCGGCTCGCCCTTTTGCATTTTGTCATATATCTTTTTCAGAGCCTCTGCCATTCCTTTGTTTCTTGCACCAAGGAAGTATGCAAACTTACTGTTAACGATAGCCATATTGATAGCACTATCCATTTCAGAAAGTTTCTCTGCATAGTATTCAACTATGTCATGTATTCCCTCGTAGTCAGGTGTCAGCTTTAATATCTCGCAGTCCTTGCCGATAGTAAACTCTTTCGTTAACATCGGGTTAGATACTACCGCTTTTGTTGGCTGATAGTAGAAGTCAAAACCTGAAAGCGTTGCGGGCTGAAATGAACGACCGTATTTATCATCGTCAAACACGGAAACATATCCCCAATTAAGAACGCAGTAATATAAGAAGTCCTTTACGTTTCCAGACCACTCTTCCGGAAGGTCGTTAGCGATCAGTACGCTCTGACACCTCTGAAACAATGCACGTTCCCAAAAGCGAAAAGCCTTGTTATTATATACCTTTATGTTAGACGGACTGTAATGTCCGGCAGCGATATTAATTTCGTTATAGTTTAAAGGCTTATAACTCATTCTGTAAATGCTCCGTATATCCATAGATTAAGGCTAGTTACGTTGTTTGTAAGATACACCTTGTAGTATTCACCCTCATATGATGTGTGTGCTATACCACCAAAAAGATTATCTTCTGTCTGCACATCAGTTGCTATAATATTCGATAATGAAAAATTACGAGTATCAAACTGTAACATCAGATACTTTTCACCACGAATAGAGGGGTCAACGCTCATAGTAAGATCTGTGCTTACATTTTCGTTTTTCTTACAAATAACGCCTGTGTCCTGCTTTACATAGTTATTATCTACCAACTTATATATTGGAATAAATAGGATATTATCGTCTTTCGGTACACTATCGTCTTTATAGAAATAAAGTGTATCAGTATCTATAGCAGGATTTCCAATCGTAATAGTTTCACTTATTCCAGATACTCCAATATGATTGGGTTCAGGGTTTTTAATTAGTCCGCTATCAGGATCAATAAGTGCAGAAAACGTATCGTCAGTATGCGGAAAAATAACCTTTGCATTCTGTCCGTCTTTCTCAACAAAAAGATGATACCACCTACCCTTTGCCTGTTCAGGTACGATTGTAAGTTTGTCTTTCTTTGTCATCTTACACCTCTATAAATAAGCCACGGGTGCGTTTCGAGTTAACACACCCGCAGTCTATTATTACCTTTCTTTACTTCGTATCTTCCATGTAGAAGATTACGCTGTTTTCAGTATTATCATTGATACCGTTTCTAGCATAGCTGTACCAGATGTTGTAGTATCTCTTTCTCGCTTCAACCGGTGTGCTGATAGCGTCATCAAGCTGGAAGTCTGTCATCATACCGTCAACATCATAGAGAATACCAACGACATAAGGAAGTTTCACTTCTGAACCTGTTGCCTGCTGACCTGTTTCTGTCATAACGGCAGGCTTAATGTCGATTGACGCTCTGTTGCCAACTGACTGCCAATAGTTAACGCCCTCATACTGTGTTTTCAGCTGCAGATACTGTTCGTTGAATATTTCAGGGAACACATGCGCCTCTGCCTCTGTGAAAAGCGGTGAGTAAAGGATTAATCTCTGCTTATCTTTCGGCGTGTGTCTCATCAGGTGATAGTTAACGCCTCCGACAGTCTTTGGCGGTGTATAATGGAAGAACTCTGTCCTGTCTGTCATATAGTCAGACGTAAGTTTGAACGTACTTACAAAGAATGCAAGGAAGTCCTGAAGATGAGTTGTTCTCAATTCCTCTGATGTATAGGAAGTACCGAACTTCTTATTGTATTCGGCTGTAAGGTTGATAGCACTATGAGGCATTTTATCTTTCATGTCATAAATGGACGCTATCTTATTCAGAAGTACCATTCTGTTAAATGCCTCTTTGGAAGACTCAATGTCGTTCTGCTTTTCAATCATAGCACCACTTATGAAGTTCATAAATTCTTCTTCATTACGGAATGCTACTTTCAGCTGATCGGTTGTGACAGTAGTGCTTGTCTGCCATACGTCAGACCCTGCATAGTTGATTTCTACGGTTACAGGAAGGTTCTGTATCCACATGGAAGCGGTTGACTTTGCCTGTCCGTCAGTAATGTTCTGACCGTTATCATATCCAGTCTGCAGGTTTGTGAAGAGGTCAGTGTTAAATGCACCACTCTCTACATTCTCTCTAGCGTAATAGCTTATTTTACGAAGTCGATTAGTGTACATTCCACTATTGATGGAATTGATTATGTTCAGTTTTGCCTTATAAGGTCGTGCGGCGACCATAAGACGACCCATTACGATACCGAGTGAGTCAAGAACATTTTCACGTCCTGTTGACAGTACGGTTTCACCTGCCGATATAAAAGATGATGTGTCGGTGACTACTACGTCACTCTGTCCTGTTGCCTGCTTAACAAGCAGGTTCATTATTGCATATGCGTCTGTGGGTGTAAATGACTTTCCCATATTATTACTCCTTACTTAAACAAATTGTTAACATAATTGATTGCCGCATCTTCATCAGTTTTTATTTCTTTAGAGATGTCAGCACTTCTGTTTTCTTTCTGTATGTTCTTTATCTTTTCCTGTGCCTCTTCATAAAGTTTCTTATAGTCTGTAGTGTCTGTCTCGTCTTTCGTTACCGTCTCATCAGGCTCATCTTTCTCATCGGGTTTAGATGGTTTTGGTTCTGCTTTCGGCGTTTCGACTGTTTTGGTTTTGTCATCGACTGCCTTATCCTTTGTTTCGGTATCTTTGGACTCAACGTCTGCCATAGACATAAGTTCCTTTACTTCGCTAAATTTATATCCCGCCTTTGCTAAGGCGATTATATCAGATAGGTTCATATTATTTCCTTTCTGTTATTTTTAGGAGAGAGGGGATATCGCTGACCAAGCGGATAGCACCCCTACGGGTTTAGTCTGCTATCAATTCCCCTCGACTGTAGTATATTACATTGTTAAAAATTTGTCAAACATTATTCGATATAAAATCCACCATCGAGTAATTGCTTTACAGCATCGGTTTCGCTATCATAAGCGCCACTTAATGACAACGCCGAGTGTGAACATACTGTAAACCCACTCAATGTATTAAGTCGTCTGTATGAATACAAAACTCTTCCCGCCGTGCTATTCGGTATCTCTGCTGTTCCAAAATTCTTTACCGTTATTACTACATTATTAAAGGCCTTTGCTGTCGCCATATTGCCTGACGTACCGAGCACGCTCACTGTTCCAAGAGCCTTTACACCACCTGAACCGGAAAAATCTTTGTCAACTTTATTCCTTATGTCATAAGCTAACTTAGTCATTCCCAAGGCTGCAAGATTACCAAGGGCAGTTATGCCACCTGCTAAACCAAAAGGCTTTTCTTTTGTATCAAGAGCCGCCGTAACGTGCTGATTGCTGAGATATGATATTTTAGACGGTGGAAACTCGCCCAACTGTATATTTACGCCAAGGCTTCCATTATACGTTGCTATTGTTCCACCATCAGAAAACAAACGCCATGTTACATCGCCCGTTATTCCATCAACAACACCTGCAAGACTCAATGGATTACGAGTATCTGACGCCGATATGTTTACTGTTCCTACACCCGGAATATACATATTGTATGCACTGTAATCGTCTGAATATTTACGCCAATCACTATAAGCATTAGTTGGCATTTCCATATTTCTTATATATATTGTTGCACCTGTATCTTTGTTTATTATAGGTGCATACATCGTAGTGCCATCTGCATTTTTAACCCCGAAATATCCAACTTCAACTGCATATTTCGTTGACGTTGGGTCGCCTGATGTTCCTAATATTAGTGCTTCTGGTGCTATCGGCAACCACATAAGAGACGTTATATAGCTAAATGGCTTAAACATCGTCTTTGCACCTTCGTCCGTAAGATTTTTAGGAACTTTTGCTACTTCTCGACAAACGTCACGCATTTGTTGCGCTGTTAAAATATAACTTGTAATTCCAGTTGTGGCAGGCGTGGTTACATCGTTGATACACCTTAATATATAACTGCCCTCTGTTAGGTATGGATATGATATTTCAAGGTTCTTTGTGTGCTGTGTTATATTATAAGTGTTCACAAACTCACCATCAGAAATCATCGGGTCAAACTGCGACGCACTTCTGATGACATACTGCGTTGAGGCTAATGTCTGACTCTTCCATGTTCCTAGTACATCTTCTGTAAGAGTCATCGTTACCCTGCCACCTGTTTCAACTTCGCTATCAGACACAAAATAACGCCTGTTCCATTTCGGTATTATCGCATAATTATATGAGGGGTCAAAATCATTGACCCCTACAATAATTGACGGTGAGAGTATGCTTGAACTGTCTTTTATCTGTACGTCTAGCGTTCTTCCTGTTACTGCCGGCTGTGCTGTACTGTTTGGCTTTTTAGAAACCGTTCCAAAAGTGACCTGCATATCTACCTCATCTCATATTCATGTTTACGATTTTCTGTATTGTGTCGGGGTCATAACCGGCATTTCTCAACCTGTTTCTGCGGTCATTTCCGTTTCCCCACTGTCCGCGTATAACTTCCTGTGCTACTACTTCATTACTTTTTCTGTTTACTTTCAGTTCTGTCATAGAGTTTACGATAGTCTGTATCTTTGCGTAGTCATAACCTGCACTTGCAAGTCTTACTCTTCTATCGTTTCCATTTCCCCACTTACCGGCGAGAACTTCCTTTGCAACTTCCTCATAACTCTTTGTGGCAGAAACTGACGCACCTGACCTGTCGTCATACTTTGTGAGGTTGTACTTCTCTATGATAGATATTATCTTGCCTCTGTATGAGGGGTCTGTTGCATAACCGCCCTTTACTATACCCTCAACTGCTGCAACATAAAACGGATTATTCACTGCCTCATTATAACGTGAATGCAGTGTTATAAGGTCGTAATATCCGTGAACCGCCGCCGCTATATTCGGGAATGCCTTAAAACTTGCGGTGACGTTCGTGTATTTTCCGTTGATATACTCAACTGTTGCAAGTGCGTTTCCGTCACCCTTTATGCCAAAAAGCGTCTTTGCGTTCAAGTTCCAACCGCTTTCGAGTGCCGCCTGTGCGATACATACTGACGGAAGTACCCAACGACTTCTGTTAAGATATTCTGCTCTTGCAAGCGGTGCTATCGTGTCAATGAATTTCTGTGTGTCTGCCATAACTTTACTCCTTTTCTTTATTAGCGTCTTCGAGCGCATTAGCAAGTCTCTTTGTTACCCATTCAGGAACTTTCACACCTGACTTCGAGAGATTTTCAAGTATGCTTATGAGTTCCATTATTATTATGTATGTTGCTGAAAATACTGGTATTTCTCGTGGTAATCCCAACGTGAACTGCAAAAATAGTGCAACTATGATGATTATTAGTTCATCAAACTTATGTACTATTCCATCTCTTAACTTTGAACTCTTTATGGCTTTTGACTTCCATGCATTAAGAATACCCACTATTATGTCAATTACCATTAGAACGGTGGGTACGAGTATGATATATGCCGAGTTCGCAAAATGTACTGTAAGATTAACGTCTGAAAAATTCATATTTACCTCATATCTTGTATAGCTTTCTGTAGTTAATAAACATATCGTATAGTTCGTAAGTTTCAAATCTTATCCTGTCATCTTGTAAGTCCTCTCTTAAAAAATATACTTGTTCCAAATAAAATCTCTGTTGCTCACCATCTCTTTCCAAATCATAATCAAAATCGTAATTATTCGATCTTGACATCGTGACATAAGTTCCGTTTTCGCCCTTGTATATGTAAAAATACTTGTTATTCCAATGTACTCGTGCTATACACCTCATTCCTTTCATTTTCTGTTTCCCTATGTATGTAAAGTCATCATAGGCAAACGTGTTGTTAAGTGACATCTCTGCCCACTTTGTTCCGTGCATTACCTTGTATATCGGGTCTTGCATTTCTATCTCTCTAAAGCCTTCAATGTCAGGCAGTCTGTGAATGAGAATGGACCTATCTTCCAACATTCTTATTTCTTCGTTGTTCTTCTGCATATCAACGAGGTCATTGGTTATCTCTAATGTCCTTGCCATAGGACTGCCTACTGTAAGGCTGTTTGCCAAAAGTATTATCTTTACGCCATCACCACCATCAATTCTGCTTGACCTCTCTATGGTTCTGTAAAACTCTATTACCTGTTCACCCTCCGTTTGTTTTGTCGTTTCATACTGACGAGGAATAAACTCATCGAATATCTCATAAGAGCAGTCGGAAAAGTCCGCACCTGTCAGTTTTGAGATTGAATATAGGGAAACTATATATCCTATAGGGTCGCCAACGGGCTCATTATTATTTGTGCATTTCCAAAAGCCGCCGAGACCTTTTGCTACTTTAAACGCTCTCACGTTCCACTTGTTAAGCATATTAAGTTTCTTAAACGGTGAGACATCAATACACGCCTTATCATGCTTTGCATTGATTGATAACGGACACATCATATCGACATCACGATCTGTGCGTTTCATAAACGCAAATTTCTTGCCTGACTTATAGCAGTGCTGTAAGGTGGAAAAGGTCTTACCTGTACCTCTTCCACCTACTATTACTAGCACTGTCGCTTGCGGATATTTTTTAAAATCATCTTCTATATTAAAATATATCTTTGTGTTCTTACTCAAAATAGACTTTCTACTCCTATTTCTCTATTCGCAAACTCTTCGAAGTTCATCGTGTTCGGATCTGTTATCTTGTAATCACATGGGGATAAGTCTATGCTGTCACCAACACGATTACCTCTTGCATCTGTATGTATTGTACCGCAAAAATATGTGTGTGTCAATTTCCCTGTATATCTTCCTTTAAATGAAAAACCAACCTTGAAATTATCAAGATCATTGTGCAGACACTTTACGCCTTTCTTCGGAACGCCTGCAACCGTTATATGCAGTTCTTTGTCTGTGTCTCTGTATGCATAGCACTTTGAGTGAAGTCCTCTGAATTCTGTACAAACCTTGTCCAATTCAGCTATGCCTAACCAATATGTTCTTCCGTTATGTTCCAAGCCATTATATCCACGACTAATTAAAAGGTTCTTTCTCTTTTCGTTATACTGATTTAACTTTTCTTTATCCCAACCATAAGCAAAAACGCTGTCTGTGTCACTGTAAAGCCATTCGCCGTCTTTTCCAATGCAGTCACCCAATTCAAAAAGGTTTTTCATTGCATAACAGGTACACCATACCCCTATCTGGTATGGTAAAAACGTATTCCTGCTATTGCAATATTTGCCATATAATTCTTCATCTCTTGTTATTTCGGTTTCGTATTCACCGCTTTCATATCTTTCAATTATGTCGTCTTTTAATGGGTGCTGAACGCACATACCATAACAACAATTCAATAAGGCTTTCTTAATGGCGTAAAGAACCTTATCACCGCCCTTTAAATTTGTCTTGTCGGTGAAGAGTTTAAAAACAAAGTCGGTAAACCATTTCGGAAGATACTTCTTCGCCGCGAAATACACGTCCTCAACCTCGCTCAATTCCTTATCATAAGTGTAAAACTTATCAATAAGTGCTAAGTCAATTTCTGTTAAGGCTATCTCTACGGCGTTGGCTTTAATTATTCTGCCATTATCTTTTACACCGTCATAAATATAACGTGCTTTGCTTGCCTGTAATACTGGCATTGGCATAAGGGGATCTTTTAACTTTATACCAATAAATGTCGCTACAAACATAAAGGCATAATCGTCTTTCTGACTTAAAATACCATCAATTGTGGCAGAATGTAATTTCGTAAACTTTTCGCATGGATATTTTTCTGATATTAACGCCCAAGGATACGAACTTGCTAAATCTTGACAGTCAATTGTGTTACCATTAGTGTATATTTCATCTATCGTCTCGCTTTTGTGAAACCTGTTCATGTGTGTATATCCACCATGATATATTTCTTCTGCAAGACTTAACTGTTCATAAGTGAGTGCCTGTTTCTGAAACCATGCATGACCTCTATTCTTTGACGCTACTTCTCTAAAGCGTTCCCTTATTAGACCTGTTGCAGTATAAGGTAATTGAGCTATTGTCTTTCCTAATGTGCTACAATATTTTGTCAAGCACTCTACGCCTGCTAGTGTATCGTGCTCTATATATAAAAGTTCGTCATCTGACAGCGGATCACCTTGATTTCTGATTTTGTTATAATCCCAATGATCGACGGCTTTCTTGTCCTCTACGTCTAATTCATCTGCCCATTTTTCCAAACCAACCTGCGAGATTATATAGCTGTCTCTTAAAACGATACCGTTTTCAAACTCGATATTTATAGGATAATGAGGTTTTACGTTCAATTGATGTTCCGGATAGCCAAACTCTGTGAACATAAACTGACGTAAAAACCACCAATCGTATGGCATGTTGTGAAAAAATATATAGAATTGGTCTGTCTTTATGTCGTTCCTAATGTTTGTTAAAAGTTTAACAAAGGTTTCAGGCTCTGTTCCGTAATATGTCGCTACCTTTTCATCACCTCTCATTACGGATAATGTCCATGCTACTATATAGTTTTCGCACGGTCCAAAGTGATAAGGCTCTTTGCTTGTTTCGGTATCTGCCATTATAACTAAATTACTGACACTTCTCCTGTTCTTTCCCTTGCCCTTAACTGTATAAGAATACCCCGAAAAATCTTCGGGGTTATATTTGTCTATCGTTTTAAGTTCATACATATAGTCTCTCCTTTTATGTTAAGGTACAGTATGCACTGCGTCCTTAATAATAAATTTTGCTATTTTCATTAGAATACGTTTCTCTTTCGGTGAAATATCTTGTGCGGTTAATGGAGTTCCATCTGCCGCTATTTCCACTACCATGTCTCCATAAGCACGATGTTGTTTTTGTGCCTTGGGGATCTCTTTTGCGAGTTCATCTTTACTCTTTTTTATTGATGCTATCATTCTCATCGCTGTTTCAGAACCAAAACTATCAGCCAATTTTCTGAAATATTCATCTTCGAATATCTGCTGTGCTTCTTCTGGTGTTAATCTAATTCCATATCTTTCATAAATCGTATTTACTCTCTTTTGTGCTGTTTCTACAAAACCCTTATATGTTGACGTGTTATCTTCCAAAAAGTTTTTTGCTACCGTATTAAACATTGATAATTGTCTTAAATCTACATCCTCTGGTTTCATAGAACTTATTTTGTATGAGAAACGATTTGTACCGAAAAGCGCTTGTGTGTCATGTATCGCCCCGGCATAAGCAAATCTTAAAATTCCACCCCCTCTCTTTTCAAGTGCCGCCAAACGGCTATTAGCAAGTTTTGCATTTCTTCGGTATTCTTTCTGTAATTTGATAATACGTTTAATTCTCTCTTTTTCATAATCGTACTGCATAACGTTTCCTTTCTGTTAAAATTTCATACTTTTGATTTTTGACAGGTATTCGCGTTCTTCTTCTGTTTTACCACCCATATAGAAATAAAGAACATCGCCTTTCACATCTATGTCATCATCGTTTCCATTAAAATGTACCCATGTTCCTTCTTCTGTCTGAACTGAAAAATCTACCGTGCCGTCGCCATTGTAATTGAGTACACCTAATGTACCATAAGGTGAAAAACCGAATGAATGCTCCGGATAAAGTCTGATGTTTACTATCATATTGGTCTCTCCTTTTTTCTTGTGTGACGCCCTTGCGTCTGTTATCTGTTAAGTGTAGTATAGCACAATA